TTTTGAGTATTAATAACTTATTTAATAATCGTCTCGTTTTAACGGGACACTAGTGGTTTTAGATATGATTAAGAAATGGACTCACATCAACAATGTTCTCAACGTAGAGGGCATTGAGGCAGAGGAATCAGCCAAGGACTGCACCATCTCCCAGGAGCAGATGCAGAAGCTGGAGGATAAGATTGCTGCCGACTCCAGCTCGATCAAGACCAAGGACGAGGAACTCGATAAGGTCAAGAACGAGAATAAGGAACTGGAGGATAAGGTCAAGAACCTGGAGAAGGATAAGAAAGACCTTGAAGAGAAAGTAAAGGATCTGGAGAAAGAACCGGGTGGCGAAACCCACACTGCCGTAGATGACAACAAGGCTCAGGACTTCTGCTCAGATCAAGTATCGGACGTTTTAATTGATTTTGCATAATATGGCAGAGAATGATAAATTTGTTGCACCTGTTGACGTACAGGAACAGCTGCAAAAGACGGCAAAGATCTACCGTAATAAGTTAATCACCATGCCTACCAGAGGTCTGAAGAAGTCACTCAGCTACATGACTCTTCGCCCAGGCATCCGTGTATCAGAGACCGTAGGCGAACTTACAGGCGGTGCTGAGTTCGGTCCATACGATGAGAACCGCGTAGCTGACGGCAATGTCAAGATTACACCTCGTATCCTGGAGGTGTTCTTTGGCAATGTCGATATCAAGTTCTCACCTAACTCAGTTTATTCCACAATCTGGGGCGCCAACGTCACTAATGGCGATGCCCTGAAGAATGTGCCTATCACGCTGCAGGTTCTTCAGCTCCTCGCCCTGAAGCTCGGCAAGAACCTCGACAAGGTTCTGTTCAAGGCAGTACGCAACCCTACAGGAACAGGTTCGGTTGACCTCTTCAATGGTTTTGATACCATTGCCAAGACCGAACTGGATGCCGGCAAGCTTTCAGCCGGTCTCGGAAACCTTATCAAGATTGCAGATATTCTGGGCGACAACAAGACCATCAACGACGACAACGCCGTAGATTTCGCACAGGGCATCTGTGAATTCGCCGATGAAGAGCTGATGGCAGAGGATAAGGTTTACCTTTACGTTCCTCAGTCATTCGTCAACCTCTACAACCGTGCCTTCCTCAAGAAGTTTGGTGCTGCTCCTTACAACAAGGATTACAACCACCTCACCGTAGAAGGCTTCGGCAACGTAGAGTTCGCTGTCCTTTCCAACAAGAAGGATGCTCCTTTCTTTGAGCTTACTACCAAGAGCAACATGCTGGTGGGCGTCAACGAGATCAACAACAACGATGCTGAGCAGATTAAGGTCGAGAAGTATCACCCATGGAAACTCGACTTTATTGCTACCAAGTTCTTCGGTACCCAGTTTGAGAGCATCAACAAGGAGCGCGCCCTGTTCATCACCGATGATGGTACCAAGCCACTCATCCAGAAGGCAGCCACATCATCTGCCAGCCAGACTGGCGGCAAACAGAGTGGCAAGGACGCTACCGCTGACGGAAACGTCTAATGTTTCACCTTATATAATATAGGAGATTAAAAAAATGGCATGTACTAACAAAGATTTATATAAATCAGTGCGCAAATGTCCGGGTACGATTATTCGTCCCGGCATTAAGCCGAAGTTCCTGGCCATCCCGCTTTCGCAGATTCTTGCATGGCCAAAGCTTCCAGATCCTGGCGATACCACCAAGGGACTGGAGGAACTCGCCACCTATAAGGGTGACTTCACTCTTGCCGCTGATGCCAAGTGGCACGCAGTTGACCTCGTAGCACTCAAGTCTTCCATCACAACGGAGACTCAGGGCGAAGCTCCATCAGCTACCTTCCTCAACAAGGCAGAGTATATCATCGGCGGCACTGATGCCGATATTACCGGTTTCGGCCGTATGGCGATCAATGACGAACTGGTCTATGCCCAGCAGGATCCTAATGGCCGCTTCCGCATTCTCGGTAACGAGATGTTCCCGGTGAAGACCACATTTGCCCAGAACAGCGGCGCCGGAGCTACCGACTCAAAGACCTCAACTCTCGGCGTAGAGGCCACCGATTTCTGCCCTGCTCCATACTATGATGGCAAGCTTGAGACAGATGAAGGTGATATCAAGGGCAGCGATGGCTCTGCTTGGGAAGCAACCGGTCACGCGTAAGATTTGCCCAAATTTACATAACTACACATACTGATTTGCTTAGGTGGCTCTCGCTTCGTGCCTGAGCCGCCTTTGTTTGTTTTCACCTTATTATATAATTGAATATGGATCATCAATTTACCAGACAGATGCAGGAGTGGCTCAACTCCAAGCACGAATCGGATGCTGAAATCATCAAGGGAGCAGATATGCTCTTCCGTCTCAACCGAAACCGGTTCTATCATGTCCGAGCAACCCGACAGCCACAGGCATACCGCACCAACATAGAGTATGAACTGAATAAGTTCCTCAAGATCCGTCTCGACAACATGACCATCGAGGAGGTCAGGAAGATGAACGATATCGTAATTCCTGAAGCCCAGGCTATCATTGCCGAAGGAGAAGCGGAGAAAATCGGAGAAAATGAGAGAATATCAGAGAATAACGGAGAAAATCAGGGAAAATCGGAGAAAAACGGCGATTCCATCGAGGAAAATGCCTCTACCGATGATACAGAACTCCCGTCCTCGGATAGCGATGGAGTGGCTGTTGTCCGTAAGGGCAAGCGCAAGGATCACGATTTCCTGCCCAAGGAAGTAGCCGACCTCTGGGATATCAACGCCAAGCGATACAAGGAAATCAAATCTACCTTCGAGACGCTCAAGGCGATGGAAGACAAGGAACCGTGCGACCGATACGAGCATCTGAAGATTCTTTCGGACCTCGACAAGAAGTATCGTGCCGATATGCTCACCTACGACTCATACCAGGTGACACGTGCCGACCGTGACCGGGTAGCTAAAGCCAGACTCGCCGAAAATGCCAGCCAGGGTTAAAGTTGCCGATATACTCAAGCCCATCGATGAGGTGAAGACACAGGCATACTTCGGACGGCACCTGCACACACTCGGACTCATCAAGTGGATCCTTTCACAGATTGGTCCTGCTGATGTGTGGGTGTCTTCCTACTCTACCTCCGAGGAGTTCCTCAGAGGTTTCCGCCTGATGCGGGATTCGGGCAGCATCTCGTCGGCAAAGATGCTGCTGGATGTGAAGGCGAGCAAGAAGACCGTACACCTGTGGCGGCTTATGTCGGCATGCTTCGATGATGTCTATCTGGGCGAGAACCATTCCAAGGTGACGCTTTTCCGGAATGATCAGCATGTTGTTTCGGTCGTCACGTCCCAAAACCAGACATACGGCAGCCGTGACGAGAGTACCATCATCACCACGGAACCACAGGTCTTTGCCGACCTGTTCAATGGATATACCAGTCATTGTGACAATCAAAGCTTAAGAATCAATGGAAATTACTCAGGAGTTACTCAACAAAGTGCAAGAGCTGGCAGAGAACCTGACTCCGATCTCGGAGATGTCCGTCCTTTTGGATATTAAGGAGGATGTTCTGCGTGAAGAGATTCTCGACCCTGCATCAGAGCTCCGGCGCGTCTATTATCTGGGCATGGCAAAAGTCAGGCAGCAGATTCGCAGGAATGAGCTGGAGCTGGCTGCAGCCGGCTCACCTCAAGCCGTACAGCGCACACATGAATATCTGAATAAAATGATAGAGGAGATCAAGATATGAGAGAACCAGCCAACATCGATGCCATCATCGACCTGATGGACCGCACACCCGAAGAGATGGATGCACAGAATGTTCCCGCACCCGTGCGTGACCGCATTCTGCGCATCCGGGCTCTTTATGCCTGGTGGCTCATCAATCCACGCAAGACAGACCAGGAACTGGTCTTCAAGGATATGCAGGACTACAAGGTGCAGCGCATGACGGCTTATAATGACCTGCACCTCATCAAGCTCATACTGGGCAACCTGCAGAAGGTTTCCAAGGACTTTGCCCGGTACCGCTTCGACCAGATGATTCAGCGCACCTACGAGAAGGCAGACAATATGGGCGATGCCAGAGCCATGGCTGCAGCAGCTGCCGCATACGGCAAATACCACCTGCTCGACAAGGAAGACCCTGTGGATAACGGCTACGACATGATCCAGCCTCAGGTATTCATACCTACTACCGACCCTCGCCATCTCGGACTGAAGCGCATACCGAACGTGATGGGTACCATCAAGAAGCTCATCAGGAAATACACCGACAACTCCATGGATCTCATCAGGATAGAGAGCGAGGACTACGATGAGCAGCTCCTGGAATATACACCAACAGAAGAAGTCAAGGAAGAGGAGAATTCATTATGATAGAGCAATATTTCAATCCGGCACAGCAGGAAGTAAACCTCATCAATGCCCGCGACTCTGTGGTCGTGGGCGGTCGTGGTATCGGAAAGAGTATCCTGCATGCCACCTTCAACCTGCGCAACATGCAGCGTATGCCCGGAAGCGACGGCGGCTTCGTCTCTGCCAACACCAAGCGATGCCTCACCAATACGCTTCCTTCCATGCTCCAGCACTGGGAGCGATGGGGATTCCACCGGGGCAAGCATTATCTCATCGGCATCAAGCCACCCAAGAAGCTGGGATGGCCGGAGCCGGTAATCCCACCTTCCAACTGGGAAAACACCATCTCTTTCTATAACGGGTCCATCGGTACCATCATCTCGCAGGACCGAAAGGGAACCTCCAACTCCCTCTCGCTCGATTACCTGGATATCGACGAGGCAAAGTTCATCAACTTCGAGCAGCTGAAGGATGAAACCTTCCCTGCCAACCGTGGTAACGTGAATCTTTTCGGGCGCCACTACTACCATCACGGCATGCTCATCACCTCGGATATGCCCGTAACCAAGAAGGGTTCCTGGTTCCTCAACTACAAGAAGGACTGCGACCAGCAGCTCATCGATGCCATCTCATCGCTCGTGGTGGAGGAATATGATATCCGCAACCGCATCAAGACCTCAGGGCACATCAGCCTCTATGCCAAGCGCAGACTCAAGGAGATAGGGCTGCACCTGGCACAGCTGCGCTCCAAGGCTCTCTTCTATAAAGAGTACTCTTCAGTATATAACATCGAGGTGCTGGGTATGGATTTCATCAAACAGATGAAGCGAGATCTGCCTGCCCTCACCTTCCAGACCTCCATCATGTGTAAGCGCCCTTCCATCTCGCTCGACGGTTTCTACTCCAACCTACGGGATGTGAACCTATATACGGCGCCTAACCTCGCCTATCTGGACGGGCTGGAGTATGATATCGACAAGCTTCAGCATGTGGATTCACGCATGGATGATGACGTGGATCCCGACCGCCCGCTGTGCATCGCCTTCGATGCCAACGCCCTGATCAACTGGATAGCCGTAGGACAGGACAACCTGCGGGGTGAAGCCCGCTGCCTGAAGAGTATCTTCGTGAAGTATGAGGAGAAGCTGCCTGCCCTGCTCGATAAGTTCATGCAGTATTACGAGTATCACCGCTGCAAGGAGGTGAACTTCTACTACGACTCCACCTTCGTGGGCAACAACTACGCCCTGATGAATGATGACTTCCATACCTTCATCACCAACTACCTCACAGACCATGGCTGGTATGTGAACGATGTGTATCTGGGCAACCCGATGGGACATCTCGAAAAGATGCTGCTCCTCAACCGTATGTTTGTGGGAAGAGCTGAGCACAGGATAATGATCAATAGCGAGAACAATGAAGACCTGCTCATCTCCATCCGTCTGGCAGGAGTGTATAACGGCAAGAAGGATAAGCGTGGAGAGAAGCTGGCTGAGACCGAAGAGGATAAGCTGGAGGCCCGCACCGATGGTTCTGATGCCTTCGATACGCTGATGATTGGTATAGAAAAGTTCCCGCAGTCTGATGGGTACATCGCTACTGGTTCTATGCTGTAACAAATAAGCTTCATAAAAATTGTTCTAATGTAAATCTGGTGGTGGCATTCTTGCCCGACCGCCGTTGAGGGGAGTGCGCTGCGAAGCGTGCTCCCTTTTCTTTTCCTTTTACCTTCTTACAAATTCTTTAACGGTCGTTTACATATTCCGCCCGTCTCAAGGAGGCAGGAAGCGCCCTCGGGCGTAGGGCAGTGGGGGGTGCTATCGCCGACAAAGGGGAATTATTTTCCCTTTGAATCCCTAAAACCACGATAAAATCGGGGTTTTCCAATCCGTGGGTGTGGAAAACCTGTCGCAAAACGACACATTCGGCATCTTCAACCTCGGGGTCGAAGCATGCCAAATGCTGCGATTTCATCGCTCCAAGGTATGTTTTTCCTCCTAAAGTCTGAAAAACATGGTGTTTTTGATGACGCAAATTTTCCATCTTTCATTTCATACGCTATGGTTAAAATTTGCGAATTTTCAAGCGGTAGTGACCGTGATGGCGCTCAAACGCCGCTAAGGCTTAACCACCAAGGTAAGGCAGAGCCTTTTCTTTGCCCGCTTTTCCTGTCCGAGAGCTTTTCCCTTTATCGGTTATCCATCGGTCATTATCTCTTTTTCGGGTGCAAAGGTACGGCGGACGGCATGCACCAAGTACCGATAAATCTATTTTCCAAAAACTTTTCGGCAGCCTTCCGCAATCAGAGATGACGGTTTTCCATAAACTTTTTGCAAAATTCCTTGGCTTTCATACCTCTTCTCCGCTCGTCTGCATCGCACCGTAAAAAGCGACAAAAACGACCGACGGACAGAATAAAAAAAACTCTCAGACGGGCAGGCAAAGACGAGTTCAAATAAAAAAGCTCCTTCCTCCCTCTGGCTAGAATAAAAATTTTAAGCGTATGAAAACTTTCAATTATTACGAGTACAGCTCCAAGCGTTTCGATCGCTCAGCACAAGCAGAGCAAGTGAGAAACTTCATCTTTGCCTTCAAGGATGGAAAGCAGTGGGCGACAGACGCAGCTGCCGATATGGTGGTCAGCTCTTTCGTCAACACCTATGGCGACAAAGCCAGCGACTTCGTGATGGTTTGCGCTCCAGCAGCCAACTCAAAGAAGTACACCAAGCGCTTTTCTCGCTTCGCCCAAAAGGTGAGCCAAGGCGCAAAGGTACAGAACGGAAACGAGCACATTTCCATCTATGGAGAGCGCACAGCCAAGCACTTCAGCACAGACAGAGTGTGTGAGAGCTTCGACTACAGAGTGGCACTCGATAGAGAGTACTTCAGCGGAAAGAAAGTCATCATCTTCGACGACGTGGTGACGAGCGGAGCGACCGCCCGAGAGTTCGCCAACGAGCTAGCCGAATGTGGCGCACAAGTGATGGGAGCGATGTTCCTAGCGAGAACAAAGAGAATGTATAACTAACAAATAACAAAAGATATGAGACAAAATTATAACAATCTTTGTATGGAGGAGAGACCGCAGTACAGAGCCTATAACCAAGGTTTCGACACCCTTACCAACGTTGACTTGATTTCTTTGGTAATCAACAGAGGGGCAGGTACCAAGGACAGCCAAGAGCAGGCACGACAGATTTATAACATCATGGGCAACTCGCTTCGCAACATCGGCAAGGCGAGAATAGAAGACCTGGAAGTGGTACCAGGAATTGGAGACTGCAAGGCGATAGCCCTACAGGCAGCCATCGAGCTAGGCAGACGCTACCAAATGGAAAAGGTAGCGAGAAACACCGACCTAGGCAGCAGCCTGGCACTCTACAACTATCTTCGCCCAATGATAGGCTGCAATGAGACAGAGGGCTTTTGGGTAGTGCTGATGAACCAAAACTTTAGGCTGATAAAGTGCACCAAGCTCAGCGAGGGAGGCATCACCGAGACAGCGGTGGACGTTCGACTGATAATGAAAGAAGCCGTGCTCAACAATGCAACCATCATCGCCGTGGCACACAACCACCCATCGAACAGCACGCAGCCGAGCAAGGCGGACGATATGCTCACGCAGAAGATAGCCAAGGCGTGCGAGGTGATGAGACTTTTCTTGATGGACCATATCATCTTGGCTGAGGATGGCTTCTACAGCTACCACGACAAAGGAAAGCTATAATATATATATAATAAGGTAAGGGGAAGGCTAAAACCTTCCCCCTCATTTTCCAAAAATTTTCGCCTGCGGCGAAAGCGTCTGGCAAGAGCCAAAAAGCGGTCGAGCATTCTTTATATACCATTTTCCAATCTTTATTGCAATTTTTGTTGTTAAATTTATCATTAAATTTGCGATTTACAAAAAATAGCCGTATCTTTGCACCGTGTTAATATAAACAGGATGTGAATTATGAGCAATACAACGACTATATATACAACATACCAAACTGATGGCAGCCCTGTTGTGGCTATACAAGACAAAGGTACTGGCAAGGTTGCATTCGCTGGTGTTACCAATAAGGCTAACTTTTTCAACATTAGTACTGCCGACAGACTCAAGGAGTTGATGACTCGTGCCGTTAACAACCGCACACGTGAGCGCAACTACTTCAAACTATATTGCGAAATGCTTGACGGCAATATTACCGAAGAAGAGTTTGATAAAGAGATTGAAGAGCATGAGGATAAGTACATCATCAAACAAGATAAAGATGCTTCCATTGAAGACATTGAGGTGGCTCTTGAGGTCAGCCCATCGCTCATGAGCATCACCTCGCCTGATGATATGGCTGAGGTATTCTCTTTCAGTGAAAAATCAATGCAAAAAAGTATCCAATAATGGCTATATATATCAAAGAAGGTGAAATCATAGAGGGCAAAAAAGCTGATGTCATTGCCAGAAGGGCTGAGTGGAAGGGACTCAAAGAGGAACCTATCACGGGCAAAAAGATGACATTATACGAACTAGACCGAAATAGTTCCGTAGAAATCACCGAAGCTCTTGAGCTCAACGAAGAGGACAAGAAAATACGAGAAGATCTCAACGTCCATGGCAATGTGGGTGACAAGATACAAGGCGATGCCATCAGGCTTTGGGTTGACTCCAAAAGAAATTCTCTGAAGTTCAATACCAAGGAAGGCATCTCTGGCAGACATGGAGCCAACCTAGTGAGCACAAACAAGCGCACGGTGAGCAAACTCAAATATTCATTCGACAATTATAAAAAACTTTTCAAACACTCGGCTATCGAGTCTAACATTAAAGGACATATAAAATGAACATAGATATTCTTGCATTGTGTGACTTTGCACAAGATAATGACGGCAAACTTACCATCGTGGGCACTTTTGACCACTATGTGGTAAGAAAAGCACCGCTGCCTAAGAACAACCTCTTCATGGTAGCGAGAGTTAAGATGAACAGCGAGGAAAGCAAACTTCAGCAAGAGTTCTCGGCAGAGGTTACAGAGATGAGCACTGGCAAGATGATTCTTGGCCAGCCCATCAATTCCAAGATTGAGCCACACCCTTCAGATGAGTTTCTCTTCAGCAACTTCATCTTTGAGTTCTCCGACCTCCAGTTCCCTGCAGAGGGCAACTATCAGTTCTCTTTCAAAATTGGCAATGTGGAGAATTCAATCCCTTTAAAAGTTTATTTCCAAAAATAACTGTCAGCCTCGGGTGCGTGAGCATCCGGGGCTTTTTCATTCCTTTTCATTCCTTTTCGTTCCTCAACCCCTTGTTTTATGCTCTAAAACATAAAAAAGTCATTTATTTCAAAATTTCTCGCTTTTTTTTTGGCGGTTCCAAATATTCTTCGTACTTTTGCCAACGCTTAACAGATGATTGTAGACAATCCGGTAGGGCGACCGTTTCGCCTATGGCTTTTTAGCCGCAGGCTTTTTTTATGCCTAGGAAAATCTTTTTTCTAACTGGGAAAATAATTTTTTCCAACTGGGAAAATAGATATGCCCAATACATGGCGGCTGCATGAACCGTAGATTTGATAAGTCCTTCCGGATAAGTCATCATCTGTTAAGCAACGGGGAATGCAGCCGCCACCCTTTTATACAATCGGCTGTTAATGCTTAACAGATGATGCAATATGCAGAATTCTATTTTATTAAGTGATGCGCAGGTGAGACCTGCAGGCATCAGCGTTGAGGAGGGTATCAATACCCTCAAGTGTGAAATCAAGAAACTCGCCAAGACCAAGAGCGAGGCCTTCAGCTATATCTGCGAGGAGACCGTGACCTATGGAGAGGTTGTGCTCACCATGGTTGGTTTCGCAGCTGTGATGGCGATGGTCATGATTGGTGGTTTCATTTTCGGAGGGGAGGTAGCATGATGGTGAGCAGAATGACTACAGAGCTGTTTCATGCTCAGCTGGAGGAGAACATCGTGAGAGCTGCTGACGAGCGCAAGCGCCATCAGGCAGAGCTGCAGGCTATCAGCCGGAATTACGAGAGCTCGTTGGACAGTATTGAACGCATGGAGGATGAAGCAGGGGAAAGCTACCGCTGTGCCCGTAATGCTTTCGAGAAGGCCAAAAATGAATATCAGGAAGAACTCCGTAATTGTAGAAAGCTTCGCAATGAGGCAGGATTTCGCAGAGACAAGGCGAAGGTCGAGGAGACTAATCTTTGGACACTCAACAACAATACCATCCAGAGCGACCGCCATAACATCTTTGAGAGATACCGAGAAGCGGGGGGGGTACTTTCGGGAGCAGAAGAAGGACTCCTGCACCCAGGCTGGACCAAAGACAAGAAAGGAGGAGTGAGCGATGAAGAAAAGTAGAAACCGCAGAAGACGCACAGCAAAGCTGACTAGAAAGGACATCAGCAGGTGCGAGTTCTTCGCTATTGAAGGCAGGCAGATAAACGCCCATAAAGTGGAACTCAAATATCTGAGAGACAACAACGTTGTCGCATCAGTTGTTTTCATCGATGATGCTCCAAACAAGCAGACTATTATCCGATGGTATGATCATCGCTACTTTGCTCTTCGATATGGAGCTAAAGAGGCTGAGCCACTCAATATGACTTTGGCCAAGTGGAAAACCATAAACAACGATTAGGCATGAACGAAAATAATTCAACCAACCTGCACATGACAGCAGACGTCTGGAATGCGCTAGTAGATATGATGAACGTTGACCAGCTGGACAACTTCATCGAGACTCTTGAGTTTGCTCAAGACAAGTTTATCTCAAACGAGGTAATAACCAATGCCGTGGATGATTTTGGCGGTGCCGGACAGGTTCTCCTGATGCTCAATGCATTCAAGCGCATGGAGAACCTCTTCAAGACCATCAACCAGGCTCTGAAGGCGAAAGGAGGTGTGGCATAATGAGAGAACGCAAACGTATCGTGGGATTCTCGCCTAATGGCAACTCCCCGGAGCCAGCCGTAGAGGAGAAGGATACCAAGGAGAACTATACCCGCATGGCTCTGGACCAGTATCTGGCAGACTACCAGCCGTATGATCCGGAAGACAACAACGAGGTTGACTTCAAGACCTCGAAGGAGATACAGAACGACCTCAGGGATATGGTTATCGCTCCCGTCTCCACCATCACCGAATATATGGTGGAGCGAGGTTTCAAGATGGTTAAGATAGAAGGCGGAACGCTCGCCTGGCATCTGCAGTACGACCATCCCTTCTAGAAAAAATCAAGCTTTTGCATTAATAATTAAATACTGGTTAGGCTAAGCGTAGCCTATGCTTCATAAGTTATTTAAGTTAATAAGCAGTACCCGGTCACCGTGAGGTGGCTGGGTATTTTTATATTCACCCTCCCTATCCTATCTTTGCACAAGTTTAATGAAACAAAGATATGATTACAGTTATCCAACAACCCAGCTCGCCGGTATTTACCAGCGCCCTCGACACCTTCTCGTTCAAGATAGGCGGCGAGAATGCCACCGTCGCCATCTCGTGCGACGGTGAAGAACTGCTCAGCGAGACCTACTACCCTGTATCGGGCAACATCACCATCTACGACCTCGGTACCCTCATAGCCGATGCAGCCAGAAGAACCGTAGCTGCCACCTGCAAGATCAGCATCACGGAACATACGGGAGACAAGAATGTAGATACCTGGAGCAAGGAGTTCAGCGTATATTATGCCACCGTTGACGTGAACATGAGCTGCCAGGCATTCCTGGATTCATTCTTCCTCACCCTGCTCGACGGCACCAAGCTTACACAGCTGGGCCATCGGGAATACCTGCATGCAGCAGGCGAGAAGAGTAGCACGCCGGAGGTGGTTGCCAGCTACTACAACAGGGAATCGGGCAGCATAAGCACCGCAACCATCGATGCATCTGCCACCCCTACCCATACCGTGAACGGCATCACCACCTTTGATGTTTCGCCCGACAGATACTACGATGAAACCAAGGGCAGCCTCTTCGCCTATACCGTGACCGTGGGCAGGCGAGTGCAGGAGTACCAGATAGACCATACCCGGGCAGTGGCCGACCCGGTGCTGCTCTTTACCAACTCGTTCGGATGCCAGGAGATTTTCTACTGTCTGGGCAGAAAGAAGATAGCCCCTACCTTCGAGCGCAAGCAGGCGGTAATCTCCGGCAGGAAAATCAACTATGCCGTGAAGGAGATCCGCTCCTTCGAGGGCGACACCGGCATCATTCCGCCATCCATGGCACACTTTGCCGAAGACCTGCTCAGAAGCGATGAAATCTATCTTTTCAGGGATTATACCAAGGACAAGGAAATCACCTTCACCGACTCGAAGAGCGAACGGACCAACGAGGAAGACGGCATGGCAGAGTTCACCTTTACGTATCAGTATGCCCAGAGAGTGCAGAACGTAATCTTCAGGGATGTAGAGAACACGGGAGGCAGAATCTTTGATGACTCTTTCGATGATACGTTCAACTAGAAGTTTCACCTTTATAATTTTGTCGCAGATATGAAAGAAAAGACACCCAGAGCCATCCATATCAACGAGCTGAGACGTGCGCTCGACATTTCGCGCATAGACCGCACGCCCGTGAACCTGGACTGCTGGAAGGCAGCCGACGGCTCCATCATCCAGTACCGGGGCTGGCTGGTGAAGAGCAGTTCCTGGCAGCAGGGAACCCACAACCTCTACAATCCGGTGAATCACCAGATACGCAAGGTGAGGGATATCTTCATCTTCAGATACAATGACCATCCAATATACTTATAATAATTATGGCAAGCAACAACAACAGCAACAACATAGACATCACCTATGCCACCATGGGCGAGGTGATGGATTATCAGACATCATCGCCCACGAGCGGTTTCACGGAGTCGTCCACCGTCTTCGATGATGATGGTACCACGCCTCTCGTCAGCGTGGAAGTCGGGGGAAAGGAATATACCTATGTACCCTTCGGCTACGAGAACCAGCTGCCCTACGAACTGATCAGCAACATTGGCAGGAGCAGCGTGATGGCTCAGAACAAACTCTTCAACGTACTCACCTGCTATGGAATGGGCTTCCAGTACAACGACATCGAGACCAAGCTGCCTACGAAGGACAGGGAGGTGAACCTGTTCCGGATGCACAACTCGATGAGCCGCTTCTTCCTGGAACAGATTACCGACATGAAGTATTTCTTCTTCTGCGTATCTGCCATCGTGCTCAACAAGAAGGGCGACAAGATTGTGGCGGTAAGACACAAGGAGGCGTGCTACTGCCGGTTTACCAAGAGCGTGAACGGACGCTCGGAATATGTGCTCTATGCCAACTGGAGAAATGCCACCGTGCCAGCCAACATAGAGGTGCTGCCGCTGCTCGACGAGCTGGATCCGCTGGGCGACCTGCAGAAGCGCATGGGGCTGGACGGCCAGAACGGCAAGGTGAAGGCAAGACAGTCGGGGCAACCGGGATGCAAGGACAGGGTCTTCGCCATCGTTACCCGCTTCCCTACCCCGGGCTGCCAGTACTATCCCGTGCCCTACTACTCCGCCATCTTCAGGGACAAATGGTATGACATCTCCCGTCTCATCGCCATCGGCAAGATGGCGAAGCTGAAGAACCACGCCACCATCCCCTACCTGGTAGAGATACACAACGACTACTGGCGCGGCATCTTCAAGGAGGAGCACATCACCAGTACGGAGGAACAGAAGAAGCGCAAGCTTGCCGAAAAGGAGAAGATACGCGACTTCATCTCGGGCATAGAGAACAGCGGCAAGCTCTGGATAGCGGGCTACTATACCACGCCCGACGGCAAGGAGGTGAAGATGGTGCGCATCACCCGCATCGATACCTCGAAGGACGGAGGCGACTACAGTGATGATATCGCCGAGAGCAACAACATGCAGTGCTATGCCGACAACATCCACCCCAACCTGGTGGGCGCCACACCCGGCAAGAGCCAGAGCAACAATTCGGGTTCCGACAAGCGCGAGCTCTTCACGCTGAAGCAGAGCATAGAGAAGGCATTCCACGACCTGATGGAGACGGTTCACTGGGTGATCATCTACTTCAACCACTGGGAGGAGAAGGTTTATCCGGATGTGCCGCTCATCATGCTCACCACCCTTGATGAGAACAAGGATGCCAAGAAAGTGTCTAACAATCCAAATTCAAAGACAGATGATTAATATTACCGCAGAACAGTTTGAGCAGCTCCTTCCATTCGTGGGAGCTGCCACGGAAGACGTCTTCACGAAGGCTCTGCCATCGATGGAGAACGTTTACTTCGACCTCGTGGCCACCGTCATCGGTTCCGACTTCGAGGATGCCGCCTGTGCTGAAGGCAGCGCTTTACTGGGCAATGTCCGCTCATACGTCATCCTGAAGGCATTCATCCTGCGTCTCCGTTCCAACGATCTCATCATGACCGACAACGGTTTCGGTATCGTTTCCAACGAAAACATATCGCCTGCATCCCAAGCCAGGGTGGATGCCCTGCTCAGGGAGCTGACCTACAAGCAGGACCAGCAGCTGCACGGCATCCTGAACCGCCTGCGCACGGTGGAAGGATGGAGCGAGACTGTTCAGGCATGCAACAACATCGCCTCTTTCTTCTGGTCGCCATTGACGCTGAGGGCTTACTCGAGTGTACGGGGGTTCGTCACCTTCGACGACCTGGCAGCCCACCGCAACGAGATAGGAATGGCAGAACTGGTGCTGCGCAGACAATTCTCCGACTCACTCATCGAACAGTTGCTTGAGGAGGAGCGCAAGGCACAATATGAGCCATTTCATCGGCATGCCATCGTAAAAATGTGCCATTTCATCGGCGCTCACATTTCTACAAAAGAGGCTCCTGCCGACCCTCGATACAAGGATCTTGCCTATGCTGCAGCAGCCAACTTCATAGAAGAGAACCTCGATAAATTCCCAAAATACAAGGATTCACCGGCCTACAAGGCCAATCACATGCAAGCGTATGAGAACAAAGCTGACGACCCGACCTTCTTCTTTGCAGGATGACGGAACACTGAACCTTCACGTTCCCCACTCCTGGAGTGAACTGACACAGGACCAGCTGCGCTATGTGCTCATCCTGCTCACCCAGGGATGGGAGGAGTGGCACGTAAGGACCTACCTTTTCGCCCGGTTTGCCGGAATCAGGGTGCTCAACGAGAAGAAGGACGGCTGGCTCTGCGAAACCAAGACGGAGAAGGGCGGAAAGGTGAGATTCTTCCTGGAGCTGTGGCAGGTGCAGAGCTTCTGCGAGGCATTCGACTTCGTGTTTGAAGATACCGGGGCTGAAAACAGGCTCGATTCCATCGGACTCTACAAGGCGGCAGACCTGGAGCTCTACGATTACCCGTTCGAGTATTACATCTGTGCGGACAACTACTTCCAGCAGTATCTGCAGTCGGACAAGACGAGCGATGAGCCGCTGAAGGAACTGGCACGATATCTCTATCTGGACAATGAGGGCAACCAGGCAGCGCACATCAAGTGCTCTACCTATGAGCTGATGGGTGTGTTCCTCTGGTTTATGTGGATAAAGCACAACTTTTCCACAAAGTTCCCCCATCTCTTCAAGCCTGCAGCTGAAGGAGGCGAAGGAGAAAATGACATGGAGGCATCGATGAATGCACAGATCCGGGCACTCACGGGCGGGGATATCACCAAGGAGGAGACTATCAGGAAAGCCAATGTGTGGCGGGCACTCACCGAACTGGATGCCAAGGCACGCGAGGCAGAGGAGTTAAACAAGAAACTGAATAAATCATGATCAAGACAGAAATCAATACCCCATCGGTACAGGTGGGCTTCGATGCATTCTCTTACTTCAGAGACCTGGCAAAGCGCAACAAGCTATGCTGCGAGCTGGGTTTCATTCCTACCACATGCTCTACACCACAGGCTTTCGAGGGAATGCTGGCCAATATGTCGAAGGGCAGGAACTTCATCGTCATAGATGACACCAACGACGGCAACGTGGCCATCAACGGCGACGGCAGTTTCCGCAAGGTTGTCACCTATACGGTGTGGATCCTGATGCGATACAAGTTCAACGACATGAACGACCGCCAGGAGAAGCTGAATACCTGCAGAAAGATCTTCCGGCAGTTTCTGAGCCGTATCATCATCGACAAGATGAAGTGGGAAAGCGACTTTACCTATCTGCTGAGCGACCAGGTGGACAACCGGGAGATAGGTGCATATTTCATCAACGGGCTCACTGGCGTGGAATTCCACATCGACGTGAGCGAGCCATTAGACCTGGTATATGACAATGAAGAATGGAACGAATAACATCAAGACTCCCGTATCTCAGGAAGACATCCATGCCTACGAGCGTGGATGGGCAGAAGAGATGGTGAAAATCTGGAAGGAGAAGATCATGCACTACCGCATCCGCCATACGGGTGCTCTCTTCAACAGCGTGCAGGCTACTTCCTTCGGAGGTTCCAGCCGCACGATTGCCCATAAGTTCCTGCTCTACGGTCTGTATCAGGAAGCGGGAACGGGCAACGGTTATTACCATGGCAATCCTGGAGATCTCCCGTTCCTGGATCCGAAATACCGTGCGCAGCATCATCTGGGCGAACCCAGACAGAGGCGTCCATGGTTCAACCGGAAGTATTATGCATCCATCATGAAGCTGAACGATATGGAGGGCTATTTCTATGGCGAGGAATACCAGGGCCTGATGGCAGACCTCTTCAAGCAGATGTTCGGCAAGATATGATGTATTTTTATATTGGGAAATATCTTTGTATTTTTGCTCAAAAATAAAAACAATGGCAGAAAAATTCGATATCAACAACCTCAGAGAAGCTTTCGAAGCGATACGCGACGAGAGAATCAAGCATGCCAATACGGCTACACGTATCGGTAATGCTTTTCTGTCCTTGCTGGATTATGCTGCCAATGCAGACGAAGACAAGCTCTCTGCTATCCATGACGACACGGCACGTGGACTCATCACCTTCCTGAAAGGCATCAAGATAGGCAAGGACTTCTCCTTCGACCGTTCGGGAAATATCCACGCCCACTCACTGGCATTGGAGAATAATTTCAGGTTTGATGCTGATGGTAACATCATCGCCCATTCCATAGCATCGGAAAATGCGAATACTGACGAGGAAAAAGGGTTCATTATTGTCAGAAAGGATGAGACGGGTAAATATAAACTCTGTATAGATGAACTGTTGGCGTGGGGACTCGCTACAGTGAAGCAGCTTCACGTTAAAGGTGATTCCACCTTCGACGGCAACCTCTTCAGCAAGCAGTTTGTATCAGACTTCCTGACGGGTAAAGGATGGGGAATCTACAACAAGCCTATCATAAACGCAGCAGGAATGCTGGAGAATAAATGGACGGGAGAATTTGATAACGTCATCGTACGTGGCTCATTACGTGTCTATGAAATGATTATCTCACAGCTGCTCGGAGAGAATGACAACCGAGTCTTCACGGGCATGATGGAGGTGGATCACTATGACAAGGAATCGGGCAAGGTATATCTCGATACGCAGGACGGCAAGCTCTATAATCCATTCCGTCGGGATGACATCATCATGGTACAGCAGTTTAATGGTATGCCAAACAGCAGTAATGACTACTACGTTACCAAAAGCTATGAGCTGCTTGTTACGGATGCAGGCTGCGGAAGCCTCGAAGATGGTGACAAGCGTTTGGACTGGGTGAAATTCGCCAACTTCACCTCTTCGATAGCGGGAGCAACTCCTGAAGCTCTCATCAGGAAGAAGGACACATTCGTTCGAGTGGATAACCTCAGCGACCCAGACCGCAAGGGTATCATGCAGATTATAACTGTAGGTACAGCTTCGCCTCACATGGATGTAGTCTATGGCTTGAAAACAGACCCAGAAGGAGCGTTGAAGGGCAGACTAGGTAACCTGGAAGGCATCGTGCATCCATGGTTCGGCAGACTACAGGGATTCGGTGAGTATCTGAATAACCTCTATGCAGTAGGCGACCTGATTCTGCGCAGGACTGGCGAGAGCGTGGATACCAAGTTCCAGGTTCTTGAGAATATGTTTTCAAGTCGATTCGCTAAGACCAGCTATGAGCTGACCAATGGCAAAAACTATCTTGAGAATGGGCAATTCCTGGAGCAGGTGACAGATGCAGATAACACCATCATTAATGGCTGGGAGATTGATGCAGACGAGGAGACTATGTTGTGGGTAGATGCCAATGGTATGCCATTTTTGGTAAACTCTACGCTTACAACCAGCGGTAACAAGAAGGTTACGCTGGAGCAGAACGACGGCAGACAGATGCTTCGCTTACAGAACTGCGGTCTCAGACAGAAGAATGCCATCATTAAGCAGCCTGGTACTCACAAGGAATATGTGAAGGGCAGTGGTGAGAAGAATGATGCAGGATTGTCTCAGACTGAGGCATCAACGATAGATGTACAGGATAAACTCTACGTAAATGTACGCCTCTATGCCAAGACCGCCGGTCAGCTTACCTATGGCTTCGAGGGCTGCAAGGCTGTGGAAGGCAAGTTGAACGAGCTGGCAGTCAAGACTGAAAACATCGCCTATTCGGGCGAATGGCAGACGGTAAGGGTGGAAGGTAAATGGAACGGCTCTGGTGATTTCATCATCCGATATTCTGGCGATTGCTATATAGCATTGGTTACCATCACCGACGAACCTCTCAGCGAGTTCAGCCAGTCTGTGAGCACTCAGATTGTGCAGACCGCAGAGAATATCAAGCTGCTGGGTGAGAATATCAATAAGGTGAATGGCAAGACTACCAAGCTGGGACTTGAACTTGATGCAGAAAAGGGCGAAATCAGGCAGTATGTAGATCAGACGGATAAGAAGAATCGCGAAGATACTTCTTCGCTGATAGTACAGACATCGAGCAGCATCACATCATCGATGGACAAGAAGCTGAAGGATCAGTACGATACCGTTACAAGCGAGTATTCTTCATCCATCAGGCAGACTGCGGAGGGTATCAGGCAGTGGGTAGGTAGTCAAGACTACGCCAACAACACTACAGTATCCTCTAGCATCGAGCAGCTATCTGGCAGAATTACCAGTACTGTGGAAATGGTGGAAGCGAATGCTTCTAGCATTACTCAGATTCAGCAGGATATTGATTCCATCACACTGACAGTGGGCAAGGCTGCTACACAAGAGCAGCTGCAGGCAAACGTAGATACGCTCAATAAGAGTATCAGCAGTAATCTTGCATCTGCTAAAAGTTATGCAGATGGTGTTGGCAGCGGTATAAGAAGTGATTACTCCTCTACCATTACGACCGTTAAGCAACATAGCAGTGGATGGAGTGTAGCTGCCGGAGGATTCGATGCGAAAGGTAAGCTGAAATCATCTGCCGGTGCAGTATTGACAACAGAATTTGCTGGGCTCTTCGCAACAGCATTCACCAACAAGGGTGGTGTCGTGAAAAGTGAAATCAGTTCATTCATCACGAAGGATACTGCTGGGACAATGATATCCAATGCAACAATCCAAGCCGACAAGATAAATCTTACCGGTCATTGCATGAACTTCTCGGGCGGTCAGATTACCATCACAACTCCGAACTTCAAGCTTGACTCAACTGGTAGCATTTGGTGTCAGAATGGAACATTCAGCGGTACGGTTACAGGAGTAAAAGGAAGCTTTAAAACACTTAATTGTGTTGACAGCAACGGAAATGTAGTTGGTAATATACAGTTTGGCTCGGATGGCAGAATGTGGTTCTCGGGAGACATGTATCATCAAGGTTATGATAGTGCAAAAAAACGTGGTTATCGCTTTTATGCGGCAGATATATGGTGCAGAGGCATGTTCGGACATCGACAAAAGACAATGGCATTGGTTTTCGGCACACACATGAGGATATACACCAAGGATGCTGACAATACAGAGGATACTGGGGTCTATATTGCACTCGAAAGTGGTATGGTATCAGGAAGAAGATACTATAAAATACCTCTGTATGGTTTTGCTAAATATGGAGACGCTTCAGGTATGGCGATTGATATGGTTGTCATTAATTGCAGTTCTGATTTCTATTACGTATTCGAGGGAATGGGTAACGGCAAGGAATGGCGAGTCATTAATGGTAATGATAGACAGACAATTCATTTTGCAGACATCGGTGGTTGGCATGAGTTGAAAGGTGGCGAAAGCCTGTCGTGCGCTTACGTAAATCCGAAATTCCTGAATCCGAAGCCAACCAGCCTTGGTGCAGGAGTCTTCTGGAGTGGTGAATATGATTTGAACTGGTCTTGATTTTAATAACTTATATAATATTTATAATATGAAAACAGCAAAGCAGACGGTGACAACCGAATTTGAGCCGATTGAGCTCAACGAGAGTGTGAAAGTGAGTTTCGAGCGTAATGTCGCTGGAGATAAAACTATAATAAGAGGATATATCATCAGCAGTGAGAATGGTGAGTATCTTGGTAATATTAATGTAGAGAACGGCAATCTTGCGATCTCTATCAAAAGGGATATGGTTGATAAGGAGACGAGTGCGAAGATCCTTACCTCAATTCCTGAATGGATTGAGAGCATAGAAAGCGCAGAATAAGGAGGTGCCTATGGGTGATGCAAGTATTAACAGCAATCTTGAAGAGGCTTTCAAGAACTCAGACTGGTCAACAATCTGTGCTGCCTTGATGCCGCGCTTCAACGATTACCTAGCCAGACGTTCGAAGAATGTCTTCGAGTGTGAGCAGGTGAACTCCCTCGAGCACGTATTCACCGTACCAGCCCTCTACGATGACCAGGCAGGCACTCGAAAGCAGGTCATCGTTCCGATGAAGGTGTTCACCCGTGATATTGACGCAGAGCTGGAGAAAGCCAAAAAGGTGACTGAAGCTGCAAATACTGCAACAGAAAAGGCCAACACGGCTGCAGCAAATGCAGACAAGGCTAGGGAGGGGCTGGAGACTAAGAAGCAGGAGGTAGATAATGCCGTAGCTGAGAGTAAGACTGCAACCGAAGCAGCCAAGAAGGCTACTTCGGATACTTTGGCCAGCAAGACTGCAATCGAGAAAAATGAAAGTGGCAGACAGACAGCAGAGCAAACTAGGAAGGCACAGGAAGCCGCTAGACAAAAGTCTGAAACCTTACGTAGTTCAAATGAAACTTCACGGCAGAATCAGGAAGCCTCCAGAGTAAGCCAGGAGAAGAACAGACAATCAGCAGAAACTACACGAGGCGTCAACGAGACGACTCGGCAGAGTCAGGAATCAGCACGACAGAAGCAAGAAACTGCAAGAGCGGAAGCTGAGAATAAACGTCTAGCCGCAGAAAGCGGAAGGGTACTGGCTGAAAACAAGCGTCAGTCTGATACCAATACTGCCATCATCAATTCTATGTTGCAGACAGACCTCGCTAAGGAAATGAACGATCATCCGCCCAAAATGGGAAGCAATGGCAACTGGTGGCAATGGGACCTCTCCAAGCATGAATATGTTGATACGGGTGTCATTGCCCGAGGCGGTGCTATGTATCCGTCATTCCGCCAGCATCGCAACAAGTTGTTGATGATAGATTACGGAAGCAATGTCGCAGAGCATGTTGTCAAGCGCAGAAACAAGTTAGTCATTAAAGTTTAATAAATATGGCAGATAATACAAATATCATTGTCGTTGGTAATGTCGCCTTCACCGATCAAGGTTCCTGGAAGTCGGACTACTCATATGAAGAGGATGGACAGACTGTCAGGGGCTACGATGAAGGGGATATAGTTCATACATCTACAGGAGTCTATGCGTCACTGGAGGATGGTAACACAACAACTCCTTCGGATACAAACACCAAATGGCGCAGATGGCTCGATAAGACACCAACCATCAAGGCACAGAGTGCAGCCGACGACGCCAACAAGGCAGCAAATCTCGCACAGAGTGCAGCAAATGCTGCCCAAGAGCAGGCTACTGCTGCAGCAGCACAGGCAGCACAGGCTGAGACAAAGGCTACAGAGGCAGATGCTGCCGCCAAGCGAGCCGATGCCAAGATTGCACAAATGGATGGATTGGCAGGGCAAATAGCCACAGGTTTCATTGCGCCATCGCGAATGTTCCTAGACTATCTCCCGGAAATCAGCCTACGCAATAAAGTGGCGCAGCGCATCGTTGCCAATCTCATACCGAACTACCTACCTCAGAGCGTGCTCTACCAGCGTGTAGATGGTGATTCGCTGCAGGTTGATCCGAGCGGCAACCTCACAGTCAAAGGCGTGGGAACTACTAAGTTCTGGATTATCCCTACCGCCAATACACCTCTTTGGAAGGAGGTGAGCATCACAGTCCGCCAGCCACGCCTTCGCCTGTCTGCATCAGGCAATCTGCGCAAGGTGGGAGCTTCATTACGCATTGTTTAATCGATTAAATATATTATTTTATGGCTTTAACATCAGAAGAAGAGACAAAGGTCAAGGCAATCATCGCTGCTTTCGATGGGGCTAAGCAGGTATCAGACCTCCCTGCTGCAGATATGACCGCAACAGACAAGCAAATTGAGGTCTATGACAAGAAATCGGGTACTGCGCAGCAGATGTCGCTCAAAGACGCTGTAGATATGGGGCAGAATCTCTGGTGCGGGCGTGTCTGGAATCTAGACAACGCAACCCCTCAGGCAGCAACCTATGTGGGATCGCTTGAGCTCTTGAGAGAGCTGCCAATTCAGCTTGGTCTCGGTTGCTACCTGGTCAAGAATGACCATAGCCGCCGAAAACTCGATTCCAAAGATCATCACAAATATGCCACAGGAGAGGCTGCAAAGTTAGACGGATCAGAGGGACATTACCAGTGGGGATGGAACCGCAAGTTCTATCTGGTTTTCAAGACTGTAGGCCGTCTGTTCTATATGATGGTGGGACTGACTCCTATCAAAGGCGAATACAACTACACAATCCCTATCGGCTCACGTTCTGCCTCTGGCCATGCCACTTTAGAGCGCAGCACAGGTCGCCTCGTTAGCTTCCTTAATACAGGCGCAGACTACAGAGGTGGCAATAACGATGCCACCCTCGACAACACCAAACGCTCGTTCCTCGGCAAGCCAGCCTGCAACCAAAACACAGAGTACTGGCGAGCTGCGGCCAGAAAGAACGGCACGGGGTGGCTCTGTTCCTCAATGCGCCACTTCGCCGTGACCGCTGCGCTCTTCGGGGTTATCTTCGGCACCCACTATGCACAGGCGGCAGTCAACACTGAGCGAGATGCAAACGGACTCTATCAGGGTGGTCTTGGTCCTGGCGTGACGCAAAAAGACTGGAGTGCGTGGAATAGCTACAACGGCTGCCGCCCGTTCGTCCCGATGGATGCCGGTCTCGACCTGGGCGATAGCTGCGGAGAGACTACCGTCAATATACTCAACGATGACGGCTCTACCTGGTATGCAGCAAAGGTCAACTCATTCTTCGGTCTTAAAAACTCTTACGGTCATCTCTGGTATCATATGGATGATGAGTTCGTAAGGGTCAACGAAGATACGACAGTCACCCACCTCGTGGCACCATCTATCTATGGCACATGGACAATCGGCAACGCCACAGGAATGAATGCCTACAGCACCTCCATCAAAAAAGGTGAAGGATGGGTGACCATGCTCTCCATGGACAACCTGGAGAATTTCCCTACCGCCATCGGCGGTAGTCAGAACACATACTGGTGTGCATATTATTGGAATACGTCCGGCGCAACAAGCGGTTTCCGTCTCTGCCTTCGTGGTGGTACTGTTAACAATGGTGGTCAATGCGGTC